TTTGCTAATAGAGCATATCAAACTTCAACAGGATGGACTACTTTTGGATTATTTCCATCTGATGAAACTCGAAAAAAATTAAGTGAATCACATAAAGGTAGAATTGCTTGGAATAAAGGTAAATGTATTTCGGATGAGATAAAAGAAAAAATAAGGCAAAAAAATAAAGGAAGAAAACAAACAGAAGAACACAAACTAAAAAGGGCACAAAAAAAGTCCAAAGAGTTTACATTATTAGATCCATATGGTAAAATAGTAAGTGGAAAAAATGTATCTCAATTTTGCAAAGACAACAATTTAAACAAAGGGCACATTTTTAATGTATTATTTGGAAAAAGAAAACATCATAAAGGGTGGACAACCCCCTAAAATTAATGACTTTTAATCATATTAATATTAAATTACCTAAACTTGAAAGGACTACAATTGACGGTACAAGGTATTACTTTGTTCCTAATGGAGATCAACTTCAAAAATTGGTCTCCATTACTTCTGTAACCAGTCATATTAATCGTCAGATTTTTGTTGATTGGAGAAATAAGATAGGAGAAGAAGAAGCAAATAAAATCACTAAAGCAGCAACCAGTCGTGGTACTGATATGCATACTTTGGTTGAGAATTATCTTCAGAATATTCAAGAACTTCCAGAGGTTCAACCTCTATCAAAACATCTTTTCAGAATTGCTAAAACTGATCTCGATAAAATTGATAATATACATGCATTAGAAAAATCCATGTATAGTTTGCAACTTGGAATTGCTGGAACTGTTGATTGTATTGCTGAATACAATGAAGAATTGGCAATTATTGACTTTAAAACTTCAAAGAAACCTAAACCAAGAGAATGGATTGAACATTACTTTGTTCAATGTGCTGCATATGCTTGCATGTTATACGAACTTACTGGTATAATAGTGAAGAAGTTTGTAATTATAATGTCTTGTGAAAATGGAGAATGTGAAGTTTATGAAGAGTATGACAAGAAAAAGTACATTAAATTATTACACCAATACATTACAGAATTCGTAGAGTACAAATTAAAAGAATATGGAAAATAAAGTAGAAACAATTTTGGATCAAAAGTTTTTGAGTGCGGCAAAATTTTCAGAACTTATAGAATGTATTGTGAAGAATAATTCTGAAATGAATTATATTGATGCAATCGTTTATTATTGCGAAGAGAATAATATTGAGATTGAATCAATTTCAAAATTGATTAGTAAACCACTAAAAGAAAAACTAAAATACAATGCAATCACTCTAAACTTTTTAAAAAGAACATCTAAAGCAAAACTTGCACTATGACACCTTTTGATGCTTATACACAATATCTAGCATTCAAAAATCATTTTAGTAAATTAAAATATGACTATCACAAATATGCAGGTAAGTCTAGAGCATCAATAAAATCTTTTAACGAAAGAAAAGATAAGTATTGGTTTGAAAGAATCAGTCGTCAAAAATCTGATGATGAGATTAAGAATTATTACCTTGCAAATTTTGTAGAATCTGATACTCCTGATAGACTTTGGATTGGAGAAATTATTCGAGATGGTGAATCCAAATACCAACAGTGGACGAAAAGAAATCAAAGTTTATCTTATGTTTTTAAAGAACAATCCAAAGAAATGTTGTCTGAACACAACTTAAATGAGTTATTGGATTGCTCAAAGCAACATCCAATCATATTAAAAAGATTACTGAGCGGTAAGATTTGTATAGAAACTCTAGTCATTTGGGACAAGATCTTACTGTTCGGGAATGAATTTGATAAGAAACTTTTAGATCCAGTGTGGGAAACCGTAAGTTTAAAAATAAAAAAATATTCAACATTTCTAAATATTGACGTATGTGATTATAAGCAATTTTTGAAACAAATTATTTCACAGGGGTAATATGTCTTTTTTTGAGTCAGAATTAGTTCAAGATGAGATGGAAGATATCTATGATCTTCAATCCAATATTTATGTTGGAATTCAACGTTTTACTACAATGTCAAGAGAAGAAAAAATAAATCATATCAATACTCTTTCTACACTTTTAGATAAGCAACAAATTTTATATACAAGATTGAGTTTATCTAATGATCCAGAAGCAATCAAAATGAAAGAACAGATTCAAGAAGCAACATCAATTCTTGGATTTGGTAAAGCAGATATGAATGTTATTTTCAATTCAATGAAAAAAACTATTGAAAGTTTGAAAAAAACTGTTCACATTGACACCTGATGATCCTTGTGCTAGAATCAATCCGTACAATCCAATCAATCCGATTAATCTAATGTCCTTTTCAAATCTTAAAAAGCAATCTCAACTTGGTTCTCTTACGTCTAAACTCGTAAAAGAAGTTGAGAAGATGAGTAATTCTGGTGGATCCACTGATGATCGCATCTGGAAACCAGAAGTAGATAAAGCAGGTAATGGATTCGCAATTATCCGTTTCTTGCCTGCTCCAGAGGGAGAAGATCTTCCTTGGGCAAAGGTTTATAATCATGCATTTCAAGGCACTGGTGGTTGGTTAATTGACAATTGCCTAACCACAATTAGTCAAAACTGTCCTGTATGTGAAGCAAATCGAGAATTGTGGAATACAGGTAGTAAGGCAAATCAAGATATTGTGCGTGATCGCAAACGTAAGTTATCTTACTACAGCAACATCTATGTTGTGAGTGATAAGGCACATCCTGAAAACGAAGGTAAGGTATTTCTATTCAAGTATGGTAAAAAAATCTTTGATAAGATTACTGCTGCCATGCAACCAGAGTTTGAAGATGAAAAACCCATTGATCCATTTGACTTTTGGAATGGTGCAAACTTCAAGGTAAAAATTACCAAGAAGGATGGTTATTGGAATTATGATAAGTCGGAATTTGAAAAATCTTCACAACTATCTGATGATGATGATGAAATGGAATCAATTTGGAAGAAGTCTCATTCTCTTTCAGAGTTTGTAAATCCAGAAACCTTCAAGTCTTATGAGCAACTAGATGCTCGTTTGAAAGCAGTTCTTGGTAAAACAAAAACTCAACCAAAGGTAGATGAATCTTTTGAAGATGAGGATAGTAATTCTGCTCCTCCTCTTCCTGAGAATCTTCGTAAGGAACTCAACAATCTTTCATCCTCAAATGCAGATGAAGATGATGATGCCCTCAGTTACTTTGCTCGTTTAGCAGAAGATTGATTATCTTGGGGAGAGGATTCTTAAATTCTCTCCCTTTTTTGTATTATCATCTACATATTGAGAAGAAAATCCATAAGACATTACTTCTCGCATATCATCAATTGCAGTTTGAAGATAATTATTTCTCAGTACATAGATATTTCTTTTTGCATCATTTTTTTGAATTTCATATTCATAATTAGTCACAGATTTAATTGGAGTAATTGTTTGAGTTTGATTTAAAACTTCATCAAAATAAGTCATTGAGAAATTTGAATCAACTTGTCTTCCACTTGGTAGAATTAATTTTCCTCTTGAATCATAATAGGTTAAAGTTTCCCAATGATGTACTTCGTATAATTGCTCTGAAGTATATTTTCTAAATATAAAGTTCTCAAATTCATAATCATTTAACGGCCATTCAGTTCTAATGTTGAGAATATTATTTGCAATTAGAACTACCCAATCATAAGCAGAACTTCTATGAACTTTTTCTGCTACTTGTTCTGGACGTTCATTTCCAATAATTTTATATTTTGTAAATACCACAACATTTTGAAAAAAGTCATCACGAATCTTTGCTCTACGAAATAGATTCTTGACTCTTACATAATCATAAGAAGAGTTTCTATTTGGTTGTTGGGACTGATAAAGTAAGTCCGATACTTCTCTAAAATAAGTCATTTTAGTTTGCTGGAGGTAATCCTAATGATGGTTGATTGGGTCCAGTTCCTTGCGATTGTGTTCTTGTTGGGGATGTTGCTTGTCCTGCAGGTCCTGGTGCTGCTGCTGGTGGTGCTGCTGCTGCTGGTTTTCCTGTGGGACCATCTTCCAATTTATCCCACCCAACAGTATCAGAGTCTTCATAGTTATCATTATACAATGGAGTTAATTCAGTAAATGCTAATGTCATTGTTACAGCAATTGGTTGACTTCCTCCAGCATTTTTTTGAGTATCTTCATATGCTGCATAAAATCCATCGGGGGTGTAGTTAACTACACATTGTTGAAGAGCACAGGTTTTAATTTTTCCAATACTTCCTAATTCGGTATCCCCAGATTTGAAATTAATATCAAATACATTAGGAGTTCCTAAGAAATATGCTGCTTTACTATCGGTAAAATTTCTTTTTGCTGCCATTCCTTTTTTGAAGAACTTAATAATATATCTTATGTTTTTTGCTTCATCCTGATTTCTTGGAGACATTTTAAATTGAAATGCAAAACTTCTTAGTTTTGGTCCTTGGAATAATAATTCTAAATTAGGATTGATTGCAGTTCCAGTAATACGACTTCTAAATGCTTCTGGATTAATATTAATTCCAAACTTTTTAGTGACTTCTGCAGCAGCATTTAATGTTAATAATTGTTTAATTGTTTCATTTGCTCCACTTTCTTTATTTAAAGTCGTTTTTATTGCTTCATTGGCAGCCTTACCAATCTTATCAAAGTTCCCGGCACCTAATCCCCCAACAACACCTAAAGCAGCACCACCAACTAATGCTGCCAATGAAGAAAGACTATCTTCTCCCCATGCGGTCACATTAGTTTCTGATATATCATTCGGCATTGGTAATGTTACCACACCTAAAAGTTGTTCTTTGGTTGGTGGTTCTTTAAATCTTTCTTGAGAAATTGCATTTTCACTTATCTTTCCCTCCGAAAATGCATTAGTTGCAATATATCTTCTTTGAGTTATGACAATTCTATCTTGAGAAGGATTCATATCTTTTGGATATTTCAACCAATCCTTATTGCTAAACTCTTCATCATTTTGAAAATTATTAGATGATATATCAAATACTGCAGGAGACGATGCGGGATCAGCATTATCTGGATTTTGATTATTTGTATTATCTGGTGAGGTTCCTATTCCCAATCTTCCTGGTGGTGGTGGTTGTTGAACTTGTGCTAGATGTTTATAAACTTTACTATTATTTAATGCTTCTATGTTATCTTTTATTCCTGTATTCTGGACTAGTTTATAAACATCTTTTTCGATTTTTTTATCAACAATTGTTATATCTTCAAATCTTTTCTTATCTAAGTTTTTATTAGAATTTTTATCTATTTGATATAATAGTTTGTTTCCAAAAGTTGTTTTTTCATATACCATATAGCTTCCATTAATATCATTTGCAACAACTGATATTGGGCGTAAAAATTTATCTTTATCTATCAGTCGTAGTGAATTGTTTGTATAAATGCCTGGTGAATTTGGATCCGATTGTTTCCATCCTGCTGGTGGTGTTGCCATCTTATCTACCCCACACTCTTTCTGATGGAACTGGTATTTCTGCCCCACCTAGATCTCGAACAAATTCTTCTATGTGTAATAAACATATGGTATCCCATTCTCTTGTGTCGAAATCTAAGTAAGGACTACGTACCTCTGATAATAAGTATTTATGCGCTCCCTTTTCAAATCTCGGAATTTTATTTTGTGCTAAACTTCTTGCTATTCCAACTCTTTCTTCTGGTGAATAATAATGCAAATTTACTGCAAAAAAAGAATTGGGTTTAAAATCTAAAATAAATGCCAATGGATATTTGTCATAAAAGGGAAGTTCCCCTCTATACTTTGCTCTATATTCATACAACATTAAACTGAACAACTTAGGAAATGGTCTTACAATATTTTGATCTCTTCCTCCCATCGAATCAACTTCATCTTCTCGTTCATCTGCAATCATTGAATTGGGATTGGTCTCATACTTCATTGAACGAGCAAAGAAAATATTTGAACGATACCATTCCTTAGAATGACTTTGACCTCTTGATTTGATTTGAATTTCTTCGAAGATTGTTTGATATGCCATTTAATTTTCTAAAACTACTTTAACTTTTTATCCAAATAAATTATCTTCTGTGATGATTTGAAATTCCCATTTTCTATCTGCACAAAATTCTTTTGCGGCATCCCATTTTGCTTGATTTTTAGCAAACTCTTTCATTTCTACAAGTTGCTTTTGAGTTATTTTTTTACTAACTTTAGGACCATTCACTTGTCTTTTTGGTTTAACTTCCACTAAACTTTCTTTAAT